TGGCGTTGCTGTGGAGTAAGGCTCTTCCCTAAGCTGTCCATGAAGTCACGGAATGCTTCGCCTTCTTTCTTACCCTTTGCCTTTTTTAAAATTACCTTGGACATTGCTGCATGAATCATCTCTTCACGCATCACTGACTTTATGTAAGCATCATCAACAATCTCTATTTGACCAGCAGCCTGTAGCTCTACAATCCTAGCTGGGTTTATTTCAATAACTCCAGTGCTTGCATTGTACCTAGCCACACCTTCAAGGTCAGGATTTACGTTTATGGAAGTCCCAATCTTACTAACTATTTCACCGAAGGTATTCTCAATGAACTTCTGTATACTACTGGCTTCTGCTTGTAAGGGAGTCTGTTGCCCCTGCCCTTCAATGGGTGAGGTCGCTGCAACTTCATCCGATTGGAACTCAACATCAGTCATCGATGTTTCAGCACTCCTAGTTATGTTTCTGCGAGTCCTTCCCCTGCCGGGTATAACATCGGATACTAGAACTGGATCAGAGAAGAAGCCTAGCCCCTCACCCTTAATTACAACTTTATAACTAAGGTGTTCATCAACACCCAGTGTAGTAGCTGTAGATGGCCCATCTTGATTTTGATCAAACTGAACAGCTGACACAATTGTTCCTGCTTCAAGTCCATCAAGGGATGGGTCAGCAAACAAATCAACCATTGTTGAAATATTTGGAAAGCCTTCGTCAACCAATACATCAGATCCTATCTTACTTCCTTTGTTGTCCCCCTTTTTATTTTTGTTGTAACCAAAAAATGCAGCCGCACGAACATCAAAAGTTGAATCCGCAAGACCTTTCTCAAAATCTTCTATGCTTTCAAAGGGCTTATCTAATGATTTACCTGTCTTCTTTTTTGATTGAACTGCGGATTCTCTAAGGTTGTTTGCAACTTCTAAAAATCTTTGCTCAGTAATAGTTCCTTGTGCGATCGAGTATTTGACTTCGGCTACATACGCTTTTAAGAATGTCAGATTAGCCCGAAGGTTCTCCTTTGAGTACAAGGTAACCAGACCAATTCCATCGGTTTTCTTAACTCTATTAAGAAAGCGAGTAAACATACCTTCAGAACTAAAGGCCCAGCCAGCCTTCTTCTCCTTGTTGTTACCCATGAATGGATACATAGGTCCACCCTGCAAATCTATGCTTATACCGCTGTCAGGATTGATTCCTGTGTACGTTCCAACTCTGGTTCTATCCGAGAAGTAAGCAAAAAGTTTTTTACCAGCCAATGAAGCTCTGGTAATTATAGGTGCAGCTTGTTGACTAGGTGCAGGCACTGGAGCAGCCCCAGCAAATACATCACCATCAATGTCCCCTTCGACGGTAGCACCGTGTTCGGACTCAACGCCCTCTTGCACTTGCTCTTTCGTAAGGACTTCATCGCTTGTAATGTCTGGCTCAGTTACAGGCGCAGCCCCGGCTGTTACGTCAGGCTCTGCCCTGAAGAAAGGTGTGTAAAATTTACTAGTTTTAAGGCGAGGGGGAACAGTACCTAAGCCATCAGATATACCCACATCCGATATAAAGTTATTAAGACTTTGAATGTCTGCTGGCTCTATAGAAAGTTTGCCATCAACAATATTTAAAGATGGAACCTCTTCCAGGAGTTCTGCTCTGTTGGCTTCGTTACCTAATAATTCATCAAAAAATTCTGTTTCTTTTTGTGTTAACTTAACGCTTCCTGGTTCTCTAGTTACAGGAGCAGCCTCGGCTGTTACTTCAGGCGGTTGTAATCCAGCTAGTTTCTTCTTGGCCTTTCGTAGATCCTTCTTGGACCCGGACATCTCCTCTTTGTAGATGGTAATTTGATCTTTTAAATCATCAACTTCGTCCTGGAGCGATGCCTTTAAATCTTCGATCTTTTCGGACTTCTCTTCCTTAGATAGCTTGGACTTACGAACAGCAGCAATTTCTTTTTTGTTCCTAGCTCTAGCCTCTTTGATGTTGCTTTTCTCAATCTCTATCTCTGACTCTACATTAGAAATCTGGTATTCTGATTCCTCAATAATATCCTGTTGTTCCTTGACGGCCTCAAGGTCAACCTCCTGGACGGGTGCAGGTTCGGGTTCTGGTGTAGGTTCAGGAGTAGGTTCAGGGGTAGGTTCAGGGGTAGGCTCAGGATCTATATCGCCACCTGTATCAAGCTCTTGCTGTAACTCCTCTTGTAGCTCTGCTTGTTCTGATTCTGGTATTGTTCCTTCGGCCTCCTCATCCTCGACAATGACTGCGGGATTTGGCTTAGTAGAAGGATCGGGAGCAGTCTTAGCTATTGCCGTGATAGTTCCTTCAACAGCCAATGGAGCTAAACGTTCTTCTGATATCCTTAATGCCTCCTCCTGGTTCTCTGCGTCCATCTCAACAGTTGAGACCTGACCTGTGTTCTTGTCAGTGTAGTTAATTTGAAAGACTTGTTTTTTTGTTCCGTCCGCTTGTTCTTCTTTTACTGCCTTAGTTGTTTGCGGAGAACGGATACCAGATACGGCTCCTCCAGCCCCACCAAAAATACCACCAAGTACAGCGCCGCCTACACCGGCAGCCACAATCTCTTTAATTGCCTCATCATTATCAAGTGGCAACCCGGCTTGATATCTTTCTATTACGGTCTGTCCTATTTCCGTAGGAGTCTCAACTATGCTACCTATCCCAGAACCTATGACTGCTTTTGTAAATACTCCACCACCTATTTTGAGTGCAGGGGTTGCAAGGAACTTAGCTCCCACTGCTCCTACAATTGCATCAAGGGATGATGAAGGGACAGCAGCAAGAAGTGCAGCACCTTCGTCCATCTCTGTTCGGTATCCCCTTTCAATAGCCTCCTTTTGTCTTTCCCGATTGGAACCATAAAAGTAGGGCATGTTAGCCAAGAACCCTCCAGTAAATGCACCTACAACTCCACCTAATGCAGCACCTATTGGTCCTCCGGCTGCACCAATAGCTGCGCCACCCTTAAATCCGGCAAAAGCACCACCCATAGTAGTAACCATTTGAGGAGCCGACTGTGCAGTTAAACCGGCAACGTAATCATAAGCACCAGCAACACCATCCCTTTCTGTGAGGTACTGTCTTTCTCTAAATGCACGAGCATCTATTTCAGCCTGGTTGTTTGCAACTATGTCACCACCTAGCTGTTTAAGGGACTCAGCATCAAGTATGTTGCCTAGGCCCTCAAGGGTTGACCCGTATGATTGTTGAAGGTTATCAATACCTTGGGCAATGTTACGACCTATTACAGTGCCGGTATCCTTGCTGACTACATACTCGTCGAACGCAAAAGAAAGAATATCCTTTTCGGAAGCACCCTCCTTGTGTTCTATAGTAACATTTTCCCCGGAGGGTAAACTAACCTGTGTTTGGGCCATGTGGTTATTTAATTATTTTCATGCCCGCATAATCTGCAACTTCAGAAGTTGTTCTCTGCGCTTGACCATAATCTTTAAAACCAGGAATATTTTGCATCATTGCCGGAGGAGGAACTCTCTTCTTATCAAAAGGCATTAGTGTATCTTTGTTGGGTACTTCCATGTATGCCTCTCCGGTGCTTTCATCAAATTGAATGTTTTTAAACTCAGGACGTTGTAACATATTACCAATAGAAGTCATATCTGCAGCTGTTGTTGGATCCCTTTGTTGAGCCGTACTCTTCACTTCCGCCTCAGTCAAGAAATTAATGAACTCCAGCATTTGTTTTCTGCCAAGTCCTGCCCTTGATGCAGATATTGTTTTAGGATCATCAAGTCCTACTGATTGTAAAGAACGTCCAATAACGGAATCGGAATCCGCGAATCCCTTGATCATCTGATCGAAAAGTTTGTTAGCTTCCTTGAGTTCTTTTTTGTCCTGGTAATCTTTGGCTGCTCCAGCTATACTAGCTCCAATTCTTGCCATTGACTCAGCCTGGATAGTGGCTGCGTTTGCAAACCCGCTGTAATCCGGTCTACCTAATTCTGGTCTTAATTTACTTCCTCCTAAAAACATAATTTTATTTTCCTATTTAAGTTAACCTGTAGTTGTAGTCGTAGTTGAAGTTGGTGTGTTGTTGTTAATTAATAAAGGCAAAAAGTTACTAACCATATCCATTCGACCCGCTTGTTTTGTTGCCTGAGCTTGTTGATTATATCCAGCCGCAGTTGTTGCATTCGCTTGATTTGCGAGAACAGCATTTGTGGCAGCGTTTGGATCAAGAAAACTAAGACCTTGCAACCCTTGCTGTACAGCACCTGCTGCTGTTGTTTGCATTGCTTTGCTTGTGGTATCAGGGTTCTGCCCTATAATTACTTGATTTAAATTAGGGGCTAATTCACGGTTCATGTCAAAGGCTGTTTGGGTTCTTTGGTTTTGAATGTTTTCATCCTGTGTCAAGAAATTAGCACCAAGTGTTGAGGCTGTTAAGTCTTCTTGTATACGCCCGGATTCTAAACCAGCGGATTGACCAAGCATACTAGCACCTTGAGCTTCGTCAACTCTTTCATTTTCTATACGTCTTTGCTCCGTGTTATCTGCTTGAGTAATAGCATTAAGACCAAATTGTTGACGGTTCAGTTGTTGATCTTGTCTAGCGCTAAAAAGACCACCTGCATTAGTCAAAGCACTTATACCTACTTTTTGTTTTTCTAAAATTTCTTGTCTTCTTGTATCCGCTAAATCCTCTGCATCAGTTAAGAAATTACGGCCTTCGTTAAACCTACTGATACGAAGATCGGATTGCTTCTGTGACAAGTCCATACCTAATCGTATTTGACTTTCTTGTTTGTCACTCTCTTCGGCTACCCTAGCTAACATTTCATTGTACATGGATGACTGATCCATACCACGACCCCTAGCTATGGAGCCTTGCCTTGCGGCTCGAGTGTTGCGTATTTGTTCTAGGGGTGATAGTTCGCCCGTTGACTGCAAGAACTCCATAGCCCGGCTACCCATCATCGCCTCTTGTTGGGTAGGAGTTAAGTCAGTAAGACTCATGCCTACTTCGTTAAGTCTTTGTTCTGCTTGGCTCGCTTGTCTAAGAGCAGGATTAGCGTTAGCCTGACCTATCCCCAGTAACTCTTGTTCGGCGATACCTGCTGGGGTGGCTTCTGCATTTATATTAGACAGTCCACTACCTAGCAATGCTTCTTCTCCCGCGCCGGCTTCTGCTCGTTGGGTATTGATTCGTTGTATACCTGCGTCACGGATTGCTTGTTCTTCAACACTAGCGTCGCGTACACCCCTACCAATTAATTCTTCACCTTTTTCTCCTATAATGGACTGACCTTGACCAGCACGTTCACTAGCTTGAATAGCTAAATCCCTACTAGCAGGATCCGCGTCACGGAACGCGTCAGTATATGCTTGTCCTGACTCCTGTAAAAGAGCAAGGTTGGATGCAACTGTTTGAGATTTTTGATCCCTCTGTATGTCACCCTCAACCTGGGCCTGCTCTTGTTTTATCTTAGTAAGTCCCTTTACCTCTTCAATGGTTTCTGGAGTATTCTCAAGCTCTGCCTCTAACTGCGCAATTTGTGCATCGTATTTTTCACCTATTCGACCTTTATTCGCCTCAACATATGCCTGATTTTTTTCTGTGGCCACCGCTATATTTCGACGCGCGCCAGGCGGAGAACGCAGCGATCCCCTGTAATTCGGTATTGGATAAAATATATCAGCTTCTGCCTGTAGGTCCCTTTCAGAAAATGATGTTTCCCCGGAATCCCTAGCCGCACGTAGTCCTGCTAATTTTCTTTCTATTGTAGCCCTCCTAGGATTAGGACCAGCAGGAATACCATCTAAGTATTGATTTAGTACGGTTAATTGACTAGCACTAAACTTTTTTGTAGCGTCCGCGTCAGCCGCTAATACTCTGTCAATAAAAGCAGGGTCACCAAGACCCTCATACAAACCCCTGGCTTCTTCGCCAAAAAGAAAAACTGCAGTTCCATCGGTAATCTCTTTCTCTGTAAGTGGGGCTGGCACACTACCTCCACCGCCGCCTCCACCTCCAGCAAATTTACTAGCGAACGCGCTTCCAACTGCTGCTTTACCCAATGCTGTTACGAATGGGAGTATTGGTTTTATCAAACCAACACGAACCATATAATTAAATGCAAACCTATCGAGGGGTTCTAAAAGTTTTATTAATAATTTTTTCATTAAGCTATAAATATGTTAAGGATTTAATTAATTTTATGCATTGTATACGAAAAATTACTGATAAATTTCTTGTACAATTAATGAAGATATACCACTTGCCTGAGAGGCATCGTTAGAAAAGTTTTTAGATCTATTCATATAAACTGTCCCACCATTTCTAGAAGCAATTTGAACTTTAAATGTAATAGCACTTGTACCACCACTTGCAACGCCATCTAAAAAGGTAAATGAAGCATTAGAAGTTATTTGATTAGTATTACCACCATTAGCGCCAAACATCATTTTTACGTGATTACTCCCAACGGAATCAGTATTAACGCTTCCAGATACTACGCTACCATCTCGAAGTACCCTAAAATAAGCTGGGTAATCAGAGCTATTTGTACTAGCGGCAACTGAGCAATTAATTAAAAATTTAGAATTAGAAAACCTTGGTGTTATGCTCAGGGATAGTTCAGTATCATTAAAGTCAGTGCTTGATGATCCACTAAAAGTACGACTTACCGTATCTGTATCCTGAACAATGTTTGGCTTAAATAAATCAACATAAGCCTTAATACTTTGTTGAGTAGCTAGTGCAGTAGCACTATTGGATGACATATTATCTTCATCCTTAATGTCAGTTATTGCAACGGATCCAGTACCTTTTAGAAAATCGAACTCAATTTGACCCGCTACATCTATTTGAGCAGCATCTGAGTTTATGCTCATTACTGCTGAACCAGATAAAGGAGCGAAAATATGATAACGTGCGTTGTGATACGTTTGACTTGGAGTACCAGAATCCTGTGAGAATAATTGTATTTGTGAACCACCATTAGTGCCACTTGGGGCGTCTGGGTCGGATAGCAATCTAAGAGCATTATTGTCCTCTGCTCCAATAACAGAGTCCGTAGTAATATGACCTGACACAGTAGCATTACCTGACGCAGTAATATCACCTGTGACACTTAACTTAGAAGAAGGGTTATCATCTCCAATACCTACATTGCCACTACTTAAAACAGTAAGTTTATCAGAATTATTTGTTCTGATAGCCATTTTAGTCTCACCCGTAGTACCCACTACTCCGTAAGTAGAACCGTGATATAAATTAACTTCTTTGCCCGTAGAATGTGTGCTAATAAATTTTCCACTAGACCCAGACCTTATGTCGACTGATGATTTTATATCCCCAGTAACCTCTAAGGCATAACTTGGGCTAGTAGTTCCAATGCCCACCTTGCCGTCATTATCAAGATGCATAACCGTAGCCAAGCCACTGTCAGTTGTACCTGTCTGGAAATTTATATCATACCCAGTAAAGTTTCCATAAGCAGGTTTGTTATCACTTTGTCTAAAACCAGCTTGAGCGTAATTAGTTACTCCAGATTCTCCAACATAAAAGAAACGGTTATCGGACGCCACCTGTAGTTTGTTGAGTGGATTAGTAGCTCCAATGCCTACATTCCCATCATCTTTAATCCTCATTCTTTCGGTAAAAGTATCAGAATTATTCCAATGACCTATTTGAAGTGATTCTCCATCAATAACAGCAATGTCTCCTTCTGAAGCACCAGCTCCTTGCAAGAAGAGAGTAGGCTTATCACTTCCTATGTCATTAAGATGTAAGGTTGCTGTAGGGCTAGTAGTATTAATACCTACGTTACCTGCGGAGTCAATACGTAACTTCTCACCTCCATCTATTGAAAATCTATGACTACCACTAGCACCTGCAACGACGTTATAAAGGTCTGTACCTGAATAATCTTCAATTAAAAAACCAAAGTCAGATGTAGAACTAACATTTGATTTTAATATGTATCCATTTACTCCGTCAGTATGACCTATTCCAATAGTAGGGACAAGACTACTTCTTACGTCTAACTCCTTACTAGGGCTAGAAGTTCCAATGCCTACTTTGCCGCCACTATCTATTACTACTTCATTATCATCAACTAAAAATTTAAATGCATTACCTGTTGCAAGCTCAAAAGGCGAATTATTGCTAGTTGTATCAGCTGGAGTACGGATATTAAAATATCGATTACCGCTGTCTTGCACCGCGATAAATTGAGCTATATTTTGAGATGCACCAGTTGCACTTAAGTTAAGTTTAGCAGAAGTTATACCTCCGTCCTTGACTATAATCTGTCCACTGCCATTTAGCTGCGTTGTGGAGCCATCTACAGCACCTGACGCAAATGTAGCGTCATCTACTAACGCATCTAGCCTATCTGCTGTTACCTGCTCTCCTGTTGTAAAATCTGTTCCTTTTGATAATATTGCCATTATATTGCCTTATCTGTTGATCTCATTGTGGTTGCGCCTTGTACTTCTATTGCTCGTATTATGGGCCTACCGGTTGTATTGTTAAGTGTAAATTGTATTCCATAACCTCTTTGGTTACCTATTCTACCACGGATGGATACATCTTCTCCTTCGAGTAGGACTCCGTCATTAAAATCTGACAAATTTCCTAAATTGCCCGTAGAATCGGGGTTCTCGGTTTCAAAGTTAATGCTGAAGTCAGAACTATTAGTACTACTGGATTGAGTGTGAATGTCGAACTCCTTCCATCTTTTTCTGTCTAAATTTTCTAGCGTGTACTGCCTAGTGGTTAAGGACGCATTTATCTTAACAGGTGAATCGGATTGACCTATCTGAGTAACCACCTGGTCTACGCCATCGTCACGTACATCGAGCCTGTGGACACCACCAATATTATTGATCGCGTATACTCCACGCTTATCTCCATCTCCTAGGACTAGCAAATTAGATATATGATAGTTATCGTCACCTACCGTATCAATACTCTCCCACTGTTTATTTAAAAAATTATATATTAATACTGCATTATTCTCAGCGCTTGAGTCACTGCTATCTAAAGGCACAGCAATAAAATATCTGTTGTCGAAGTAAACAGATACTGCCTTGCTTTGAGCATTTTTATTTATTCTTTTTATTGTTGCGTCAATGGGTTCACTAAGTGGAGTTTCTGTACCACGTAGATTGTACTCATCCAGGAACTGAGTTCCGTACACACCATTATCAGAAAGAAAAATTACTTGGTTACCTACTTGTTGTATAGTCTTACGTGCTACGCATCCCACCTCATCAGTAAGAAGTTTTTGTGAAGAAGTTTCTAGGTCATTGACTCCTTCTATAACGTGAATGCTGTTACGATTAAATACTAACAGTCTATCTTCTGCAAAAGGAGAAAGCCCAACAACAAAGTCAGAAGTGTTTGCATTGAATCTAAATTGAGATGAGAAATGGTCGTATGTGTCCGTATCCATAGCCTCTGATCCAATGACCTCGTCCACTATATTTCTGGACTCAAAAGTATCCGCCCCTGTTGATACAAACTGAAACGGCATAAACAGTCTTCGTTGATGGTACACCGCAAATGGAGGTGCCGGCATATGCACAAATCCTAACTCTACAGATACTTTTTTTGTAAATACCACATTAGTCTGGTTAGTTACATCAGCCGTGTTTGTAAAAAATTTAAATAAAGATGACGTTGCTTCCGAGACTATGAATGTATCTCCTTTTGTTAGAGTACTGCCACCTGCAACAGTAAGTACAACCTTATCTCCTGCGGACAGCGTATTAGAAACCGTAGCAGTAGCTAAACCATTAGTAATAACAAATCCTGAGGCTGCAAGTTCAGTTGGTTGAGTATAGGCACCGCTTGTAACTTTTGTAAAGTCAGTAGCTACTACAGGATTAGAAGTTACAGTAAAAGTTGTATTGCCACCTGTAAGTGCAAATCTAAATTTTGTAGCTGTGTCTGATCCATCAGCAGCACCCAGTCCTGATATTTCAAAACTACCGTTTGGCGTAGGGTCTAAATCACTGCCAGTTAGATTACTAATAGTAACTCGTTCTCCTAATGCTAAATTATGAGCAGAGCTAGTTGTTACAGTAACTACATTGGAGTCAAGTGAAGCTGCACTTATTGTAGAAATCCTAAGATCGTTTTGTAATGCCGTCTTACCAGCTCTAAATATAAACGTCTTCAAAGCTTGAAGCATTTCAACATTCCCAGCAATCGTTATTAAAGATGGATACCCTATATCAAAAGTAAAATTATTTGCTATGTCTATGCCTATTGCTTTGCCGTTGGAAGCAATAATAATGTATTGACTACTAGAAGCACGACTGTCGGAGAAATGCATTGAACCGTATATATTGTTCACGGAACCATCAGCAAGTATTCCGAACTTAACTGTTACAGATGCATCAGCGGATCCAGTAAAACTACCCAATACTGTCAATTCATTAGTGCCAGTCTTTGTGTAACTATGGTTAGCGTTTGCGCCAGTTATCCCAGAGACGTTTGATAAATTTATAGTTCCGCTACTAGGATATGAGCTACCTGTAATATTAGTAATTACAAGGTTTCCGCTATTGCTATCTGGGTCAGCTATGGCTGCATCTGTATCATCTGCTACTAAAGTAAAATCTAATGTCAAAGCCGCAGCACCTGCAGCCAAAGGAGCCTGAACTATGTCTACACCCTTACGGACTTGTGCTGAACCATTGCGATCCATACGCAAGTTCTGGGCATCAGTAAGCACACCAGCCTTTAGTTGATCCGGGCGTAAACGATTGTTGAACCCAGCAAAACCTACATCTGCATTCTGACCTACGCGGTCATCGAGTGTGCCGTATGTTGCGTACCGTGACATTAATTA